CTAATAAATAACTAATAGTCTGGCAGGGCCTTAGCCCTTTGGCTCTGCCAGACCTACAAAGAAAGGTACAAATATGCCGGCTACTTACGTTACAGCTGCTACGTTAAAAGCATCTTTAGGCGTTGGCACTTTGTACGATTCTTACACTTGGATAGAGGACACCTGCCAAGCTGCCCAAGATTTAATTAACGGGTTTTTATGGTTTGACTCTGCCCCGGTAGTGGGAACTGCATTAGTAAACAATGTAGCTACCGTGATGATAGCCAACCCCGGCCTGTTTACTACTGGGCAATCCGTTACCGTAGCCGGGGCTGGCGCTACTTTTAACGGCACTTATACAATTACTGGCACAGTACCGTTTAGCGCGGGTACTACTAATTTATTGCCAGCGTTTAATTTTCAGCTCAACTATTACCAATACCCACAGGGTTATAGCTTTATACAATATGCAAAAACGGCAGCTGACCAAAACTTTAGGCGCGTAGTACCTAGCGGCACTATGACGGGTGATGATACAAAAACGGCTACCTACGCTAATACACCTGCTATAAACGCAGCTGCACTTATGTTAGCTGAGAATATCTGGACTAGCCGTTTTAGCACACAAAACGGCGGCGTAAGCGTAGACGGTTACAGCCCTAGCCCTTTTAAGATGTCTAATACTTTAATGGCATCTATACGCGGTTTGTTAGCACCGTACTTATCGCCTAACGCTATGGTGGGATAATGCCAGCCGCCATAACTACACTACGCAGCACTATAGCCGCTGCCTTAGCTAATAATGCTGTTTGGAGTACTTTTAGCTACCCGCCAAGTAACGTAGTAGCTAACAGCGTAGTGGTGGCCCCGGCAGACCCTTATTTGACCCCTAGCAATAACTCACAGGCAACGATAGCGCCGCTAGCTAATTTCAAAATAATTATGACCGTGCCTATGTTTGATAATCAAGGCAACCTACAAGGCATAGAAGATACGATAGTAGCGGTGTTTAATAAATTAGCCGCTAGCTCTATCGTTTTTAATGTTACCGCTGTAACTGCACCTAGCGTTTTAACGTTACCTAGCGGCGACTTACTTACAAGTGATTTACAAATATCCGTACTAACGAGCTGGAGCTAAAATGGCGCTAACAGATGAAGATAAAGCGTTTCTAATCAAGATAGGGCAAGAATTGCCTAAAGAGGTTAAAGAAACAAAGAAAAAAGAAACACCCGTAGAAACACCGACACAAGAAACAGAGGTATAACAAATGGCAATTTTCCTATCTAACGGCGTAGTAGTTACGCTTAATAGCGTGGACTTATCAGACCACGTTACTAGCGCAACTATTAACCGTAGCTTTGATGAGCTTGAAGTAACAGCTATGGGCGATACCGCGCATAAGTTTGTTAAGGGTTTGGAAGCTAGCACTATTACTATTGATTTTCTAAACGATACAGCTACAAGTGAGGTACTACAAACCCTGCAAGCCGCGTGGGGTACTACTGTACCGCTAACCCTAAAGCAAACTAGCGCCGCCGTATCGGCAGCTAATCCAGAATATCAAACCACAGTATTAGTTAATAACACTACAGATATTAACGGCGCTGTTGGCGATATTTCTACACAGAGCATTACATTTACTTGTAACTCAGCTATCGTAGTAGACGTAACACCTTAACCACTAGACAAAGGGGCAAACAATGGCAAAACTTAAAATAACAAGGGCAGACGGAAGCGTAACCGAGCATAAGATTACGCCCCGTATTGAGTACGCCTTTGAGCTGTATGCAAAAAAAGGTTTTCATAAAGCCTTTAGAGATGATGAAAAACAAAGCGACGTTTACTGGCTTGCTTGGGAGTGTTTACGCACTAGCGGGGAAGTAGTAAAAAGTTTTGGGGCAGAGTTTCTAGAAACCTTGGCTAAAGTTGAGGTACTAGATGATGACCCTTTGGAATAGTGGGGCGCGGTAGCTTTGGCTATCTAATCGCACAAATAGCGGTAGAAACCGGCATAGCGCCCCAGTATTTATTAGAATTAGATGATGTAATGTTTAAGAATATATTAAAAGTTTTATCAGACAAAGCTAAGGCGGTGCAAGATGCCAACAGAGTTAAGCGGCGCTATTGAAGCGCGCAAGGCATTACGCAAGTTTACGCCGGACTTATCTAAAGAATTGCAAAAAGAAATGGCAGCGCTGCTAAAACCTATAGTAACAAAGGCCCGCGGTTTTATACCTGCTACTGTTTTAAGCGGCTGGAGTAAGGCAGAGGCTAGCGACACTAAATATAGACAATTTCCTAGATATGATGCAGCTGCCGCTAGGAGAGGCATAGGTTATAGGACAGCGCCTAGTAAAGTTAATAGGAGCGGGTTTAGAGCTTTAGCCCGTATAGCTAACGTTAGCGCGGCAGGTACAATTTATGAAACCGCCGGGCGACTAAACCCACAAGGCAGACCACAAGGGCCCGTAGTAGACCGCTATGTAAATGGTGTTTATGATAAAACAAGACATACCGGTAAACAATACTCACAAAGCCTAAACCCTAACGCGGGTAAACAGTTTATAGATGCCCTAGATGCAACAGGTCAAATAGTAGATGCTAATAACCAAACAGGCGCGGGGCGTAGGTCTAGAAAGATGAGAGGCCGGGCGATTTATAGAGCGTGGGCCGAAGATGGCGGCAAGACTAACGCAGCTGTAATCAAGGCTATAGAAAAAACCAAAATTATATTTAATAATAATTTTAAGGCGGCGGCATAATGGCTGTAGACCCGCAAGTAGTAGTAAATATAGCCTCTGAGTTCACAGGTAAAAAAGCGTTTAACCAAGCTGAAACGGCGACCACTAAATTAGAAAAAGGCGTAAAAAGCCTAGCAAAATCGTTTGGCTTAGCCTTTAGCGTAGGCGCTGTAGTGCAGTTTGCCCGGGTATCTATTAAGGCATTTAATGACCAACAAAAAGAAATAGCACAATTAACTAGCGCTCTGAATACCTTAAATGAAGGTTTTAGATTTACTGAGGTAAACCAATTTTTAGACAAAATGGAAGATGTAACAAAGGTAGGCGGCGATAAATTAGTACCTGCCTTTAGTCAATTAGCTAGAGTTACTGAGGACGTAGACAAAGCGCAAAAACTATTAGGCATATCTTTAGATATATCAGCCGGTACAGGTAGAGATTTAACTAGCGTTACAGCAGCTATTAGCCGGGCTATGTCGGGCAATACGGCGGCGTTAGGTAGGTTAAACGTAGGTTTAGATAAAAACTTATTAGCGTACGGTGAGTTAGACGATATTTTAGATATTTTAGAGGGCAAGTTTAAGGGCTCAGCGGCTAGGGCTGTAGATACGTTTGAAGGCCGTATGAAAACTTTAACTATAGAAAGTGATAGAGCTAAAGAAACTATAGGGACGGGCCTAGTAGATGCTATAACTATTTTAGGCGGCACTAATGGTATAGATACAGCTGCCGACAGTATGAAACGCCTTAGTGATGAAACCGCTAACGCCCTGAGAGGTTTAGCTTTATTAGTAAAACAAATAGGCATAGAAGCGCCAGAGGGCGGGTTTGGCTTAGCTAATCTTGCTACCTTAATACCGGTGGCAGGTACTTACCTTGCACCGTTAATAGATAAACTAATTAAAAAAGGTGAACTAGAGGCAGCACAGCGCGCGGCGTTAGGTGGGCCTATTTTAGACCCTGCTAAAGAAATAGCAGCTGCTAAAAACCGTGCAAAGATACAGGCAGCACTAGATAAAGCTAACGTAAAAGCCTTAGCAGTAGATAAAAAGAAAACTGCCGAGCAAGCAAAACAATTAAAAATAAAGAAAGACCAACTAGCACTAGATAAAGCCGCTTTAGCTTTAGGCAAGGGTGAAGATGTATTTGACTTAAATAGAATACAGATACAAGCCGCTATATTGTCTAAACAAGATGAAATCAACAGGCTAGGCGTAAATGCTACAGACCAGCAAAAATTACAGCTAGCTAATGATGCACAGCGCCTAACAGTAAAACAATTAATGCTAGATTTAGAGGACGCGATAGCAGATAAAGACGTAGAGCGCGCTACTAGCCTTTCTAAGCAATTAAACACAGAGCTAGCTATATTAGGTACGCTTACAGGCCAAACCTATAAACTAGGTGAGATAGATAAAATACTAGAAAGGTTCAAGCCTAAAGATTTAATAAACTTAGATAACCTAGATGCAGCTATACGAAAACTGTTAGAAATTGCAGGCTCACGGTTTGACTTTTTAAGCCCAATAATGCCTAGCCAAGATAGAACAGGTATAAATGAATTAGCCCCGGATATAACTAGCCGTTATGTAGCAGGCGACCCAGAGGCTATTAGAGCTGTAGAGGCACACGCAGACGCTATTAGTATGCTGGCAGAATCAGAGTTAGCGCTGGCAGATGCGTTATTAGCTGAAAGTGAGCGCGCCTTAAATATAGCTACAGCAAGCCTAAACCCTAGCGCCTTGCCTAGTTTTGGCAATTTTGACCCTGCCCGTTTCCGTATGGCAGATAACATAACTATAAACGTAAACGCAGGTGTAGTAGGTAGTGAGGACACAATAAGCCTAGCTGTACAAAGAGCTATATTAGATTTAGAGCGTAAGGGCGACCCGTTGCGTTACACCGGTGGGCTATGACCCTGCCAGTAATAAACGCTATTATTAACTTTAGTACTGGCCCTAGTTTTGCCCAAGCTATGATTTTAGGTGAGGGTATATTAGATACAAACATATTAAGCGATAGCGCGGCAGTAATTGTAGATGTGTCTGACGTAGTAGATACAATACAAACTAACAGAGGCCGTAACCCACAGGCCGACCAATTCCAAACAGGTACACTAACTTTAAGAATAGTAGACCAAAACGGTGATTTTAACCCTCAAAACCCTAGCGGGCCTTATTTTGGGTTATTAGACCCTATGCGTAAGGTAGCTATATCTGCTACCTATAACAGCGTTACTTACCCTATATTTAGCGGCTTTATTACTAGCTATAACACTACTACGCCTAAAAATGCGTTAGACGTTGTTTATACCACAATAACGGCGGTAGATGCGTTTAGACTTGCCCAAAATGCACAGATAGCTACAGTAACAGGGGCTACCGCGGGCGACTTATCCGGCACACGCATTAACCAGATATTAGACCAGATAGGTTGGCCTACCTCTATGCGTGATGTAGACGCGGGGCTAACTACTTTGCAGGCAGACCCCGGCACAGCCCGTACCAGCCTTGCAGCTATGCAGACGGTTACCCTAAGTGAGTATGGGGCGCTTTATGTAGATGCTACCGGCTCATTTGTATTTCAAGATAGAAACGTAACCACGGCAAGCATAGGCGGCACACCTACCGTGTTTAACGATAACGGCACTAATATAGGTTACTTTAACGCTGTATGGCGTTTAGATGATACGTTAGTATTTAACGCGGCCTCTATAACTAGAGCAGGCGGTACTACGCAGCTAGCAATAGACCAACCAAGCATAGATAAATACTTTACACACAGCTATAACCAACAAAACTTACTAATGCAGACAGACGCAGAGGCCTTAAATTACGCTCAAGCCTATGTAGCTAGCCGTAAAGAAACCTCTATTAGATGTGATGCCATTACCTTAGATTTATACACAGATAACTATAATGCCGGCATAATCGCAGCCCTAGACCTAGATTTTTTTGACCCTATAACTATTACTACAAACCAACCGGGCTCATCTACTTTAACTAAGACTTTACAGGTGTTTGGCGTAGCTATGGCAATTACGCCTAACAGCTGGAAAACGA